ATCCAGATCTTGCAGCAAGCATTAGGCCCTGAGGGCATGGCGACCTACATCAACAACACCGAATTGATCAAACGTTTGAGTAGCTCGCTGGGGATCAGCCCGCTAGGTCTGGTTAAATCAGAGCAGCAAATTGCTGCTGAAATGCAGCAAGCTCAACAGGCGCAACTTGCTCAAGAGCTTGCTGCTAATCCTCAAGGCGTTGCCGCTGCTGCGCAAACTGCCCAGGAAATGAACACACCCACTCAGGAGACCGATGGCTGACATCATGCCTTCCCCGACCGTGCCCGTTGGGTACGACCCACAGTTTGAGGGGGCCGAGGGATTGATCGCACCTGGCCAAGAGGAATTGGCTCAGCAACTTCTGAATGAAAGTGAACCTGTTGCCGAGCCCCAGGAAGACACAGGCCTGATCGGCGGGAAGTTCAAGACCAACGAAGACCTGCTTCGCGCTTATCAGGAGCTTGAGAGAAAGCAGAGCCAGCCTTCCCCTGACCCTGCGGAATCTGCGCCCCAGACTCAGGGTTACACAGCAGAGCAGGCTGTCGAGATCTATGGCGATGAAATCGTCAATGCAGTGAATGAAGCCGGTCTAAACATGGCTGAGCTGATGTGGACTGCAGATAGCGGTGGTGACATCAGCGAGCACTACGATGCGCTGTCTGCTGCCATTGGCGTGCCACGTCAGGTAGTCGAAAACTACGTCTCTAAGGCTCAAGCGGGTGATACCTCTGAAGGGATGTCTTCAGCGGATGAAGCGCAGATCATTGGCGAGATCGGCGGACAGGAAGCTTTTCAGCAGCTAAGCGGTTGGGCCAAGGAGAATCTTGAGCCTGCTGAGCTGGCTGACTACAACGCTGTTGTGGACAGCGGGAACAAGTCGGCGATTCGCTGGGCGCTCAAGGCAATGCAAGCCAGGTCTAGTGCTGGCTCTACATCTTCTGAGCCAAGGCTGATTCGTGGCCAAGCACCTGCCGCTGAGCCTCGCAGGTTCAACAGCAAGTCAGAAGTGCTTGAGGCGATGAACAAGCGTGATTCACGTGGCCGCAAGCTTTATGAGGTTGATACTGAATACCAGCGGAAGTTTGCTGAGCTTCTCGAAAACAGTGATGTGTTCTAGCTTGGGCTCAGGGAAACTCTGCACCACTGCAACTGATCGGCCCCTGCGGGGATAACCGAGAGGATTGAGAGGCTGCGAACCCTACGCAAACCTCAATTTCTTTCATCATGGCTAACGCCGATCTGAAGCGAGTAGGTCAAATTAAGGGCACCGGTGGCGCGTGGGCTGCCGGTGCTACTCAGCAAGATGGCTACCGCGCTCTGTTCCTGAAGCTGGGAAGTGCTGAAGTGCTTTCAGCGTTCGAGGAGTATTGCGTCTTCAAGGGCAAAACCAAGGAGCGCAATATCCGTGGTGGAAAGTCAATGGCTTTCCCAATCACCGGCAAGCAAAGCGCTGCTTACCACCAGCCTGGCACTGAGATCACTGGCGGTACTAACGACCCCTCCGATCTCAACGAGCGGGTGTTGACTCTCGACTCCTTGATGATTGCTGACGCAGCAATCGCAGAGGTCGATGAGCTGATGGCCTACTGGCCAGCACGGCAGGAGATAACCCGTGAATTGGGGCGGGCTCTTGCCTACGAGTACGACCGGCGTGTCGCTCGCATCATCTTTGCTGCTGCCAACAACAGCACTGAGCCTCTGGCCAAGGCCATCAACACCGGCCGTACTGGCTCCACAGTGACCCTGGGCGCTGACTACACCGGCGCTGGCGCAACTCGCCAAGCGAAAGGTGACGCACTGGTGAACGCCATCTTTGATGCGCGTATTGCCATGGAGCAAAAGGATGTCCCCACCGACAACCTTTATGCAGTGTTCGGCCCTGATGACTATTACGCCATCACAATGTCGAGCCGTGCGATCAACACTGATTTCAACGGTGGCAATGGTTCCAACGGCACAATCGCCGATGGTCGCACCATGCGAGTGGCTGGCATCCCCATCTACTCCAGCAACCACGTGACTCAGTCTGCATACACCCTGGTCGCGGGTGATTGCAACGATGAGTACGCCCAGGACTTGAGCAGCTGCAAAGGCCTTGTGTTCCACAAGGATTGCGCTGGCGTTCTGACCCTGCTGTCTCCTGCCCTTCAGGTGACTTCAGGCGATTGGAACGTTTCCCACCAGTCCACTCTGATGGTCGCCCGTCAGAACATAGGCATGGGTGTCCTTCGCGCTGAGTGCGCAGTTTCCATCGGAGTTTGATCTAGCCTCTGGATCGCGCCGATGGGGAAGCGGGGCTAGCTACGGCTGGCCCCTTTTTTTGTCCGCTTTACCATGAGGACATCACATGTGCAGATGACCGATGGGTAGCGCCCAGCAGGCGGCGATTCCGGGGCGAACGACGCTGCTGGATGCCGTCAATGTTCTTCTGACCAACATCGGTGAGATGCCGGTCGATTCACTTGAGAACCAGCAGATCCAAGACGCAAGGATCGCTGAGCGCACTTTGCTTGAATTTGCCAAGGAAGGGCAGATTAGGGGCTGGTCTTGGAATACTGAGCAGGCTTATCCGTTTGATCGCAACTCGGCTACGGGGGAGATCACGGTTCCGACTTCAGTCATCTCTTGGCTGGTTGACCCCTATCACCTTGACGGTCGTTATGTGCTGCGCGGCACAAGGGTCTACGACAAGAAAAACAGGTCGTATCAAATTGCCAGCACTGATGCGCCGATTAAGGCAGACGTGGTGTGGTTGCTGCCTTGGGATGACAGTCCAGAAGCGTTCAATCGTTGGACAACGATCAGAGCGGCACGAGTTTTTGCGTCACGGATGTTGGGCTCTGACTCGCTGATCAACTACACAGCAGTTGACGAGCAGGCTGCATTGACGGAGTTGATGCGTGTTGAGTACGAGCAAGCTCAACCCAACTCACTGACAGGGGGGCCATTCTCTGGCCCAAGGCCGACATACAGCGCAGAGTTCGGCCTTCGTCGTGGCGTTTACGGAGGCACTGGAATTGGCTGATCTTGTTTCTTACGCGATCCCCAATCTCATTCAGGGGGTCTCGCAGCAGCCTGACGCGCAGCGTGACCCGTCTCAGGGGTCAATCCAGATCAATGGTGTGTCGTCCATCGCCGAGGGTCTGCGCAAACGTGATTACACAACGACGCTCGCCAAGGTCAGCACTACTCCTTTTGGCGATGCCTTCATCCACTCGATTCTTAGAGATCAGAGCGAGGAGTATTTATCAGTCATCACGAATAGCGGAATCCAGGTTTTCGATCTAAACGGCACCGCGCAAACGGTGACCGAAGACGGCAGCTCGTTTGACTACCTGTCTTCTGTGACTGACGCACGGTCGCAGATTCGTGCGGTCACAGTTGCTGACTACACCTTTATCTGCAACCTGAACACTGCGACGGCGATGGAGACCGATACGGCTCCCGCTAACTCCAGGCCGCCGCATGAGTGCCTGATCTGGGTTCGCGCTGCGAACTACGGCCAGACGTACACCGTCAACGTCAACGGATTTCAGGCGACTGTTCAGACCCCTGTTGCTGCAGTGGTCAGCAGTGGCAGCAGCGTTACTGAGAACCGGATCAGCTCTGAAGAGATTGCCCAGGCGATCATCACTGGACTAAGCACTGCTGGTCTGACCGGCTACACCCTTCAGGCGGTGGGCTCTGTCATCTGGATCTGGGGCACCAACCCAATCTCTGTTGAGGTGTCGGACGCCAGGTCAAACGCTGACATCACGGCAATTCTCAATGAGGTCCAGGCCTTTACTGAGCTGCCGACGATTGCACCAATTGGTTATCAGGTCGCGATCACGGGTGATCCCGGCAATAACTTCGATGGGTACTACGTGGAATTTGAGCCACGCGGTGCAGACATCAAGAACCCCAACGGAGAGTTCAACGAGGGCTCATGGCTAGAGACCGTTAGCCCTGGTGTTGAGTACAAGATCGACCCAGACACGATGCCGCATCTTCTGGTGCGGAAAAGTGACGGCACTTTCTGGTTTGGTCCTGCCAATGGCCAGGTGGTTGCTGGCATCCCTGGTGATGTGCCGAAGTGGGGGGAGAGGACTTGCGGTGACTACGACACTGCGCCCGATCCCAGTTTCATTGGCTATCCGATCAACGACGTATTCATCTACAAGAACCGACTTGGGTTCCTGGCGGATGAGAACGTCATCCTGAGCCAGACCAGGGAGTTCTTCAAGTTCTTCCCCGAGACGGTGACAGCGGTTCTCGACACTGATCCGATTGACATCGTTGCCAGCAACAACAGGGTTTCCGTTCTGCGTTACGCAGTCCCTTATCAGGATGAGCTGATCCTGTTCTCTGCGCAGTATCAGTTTCGCTTTAACGCTGCTGAGACGGTTCTGACGCCAAAGACTGCTCAGCTGACGGTGCTGACGCAGTTTGAGGTTGATACCAACGTCAGACCCCAGCAGGCGGGCGGCGGGATCATCTTTGCCCAACAGAACGGCGAGTGGACTCAGATGCGTGAGTTCAGTGTCCGCGGTGCGGGAACTGCGCTGACGGCTGATGCCGCTGATTTGACCGGGTACGTGTCGAGCTACATCCCAGCCGAAGTCTTCAAGATGACGGTTAACGACACGGGCAATGCGCTTTTCGCCATTAGTGGCAGGAACACCGGGAATGCTGGCGACACTGACTACCGCAATCGCATTTACGTCTACAAGTATTTCTATCGGAATCAGGGCGGCGGGGTTGAGCGTGCTCAGTCCAGTTGGAGTTTTTATGAGCTGAACGGCGCTGATCAGATCCTCCAGGTGCTGTGTGTCGAGGAAGAGCTTTATTTGCTCTGTCAGTACGGCAACGATGTTTACCTTGAGCGGATGTCGGTCAAGGATCGGCAGGCTGAGTCAGCCAGCTTTGCCCCTTACGCAATGCTGCTGGACCGTCGGATCACAAGCACTACGGATACGCCGGCTGCTTTGCGGATTGGGACGCCTACTTATGACGAGCAGAACAATGAATCGACCTTCACCATCCCGTATGAGATGAAGGCCAAAACGCAGATCTGGTCGATGTGGGACATGACAGACCCTGCCTCAACCGGACCTGTGCTGATTGGTGAGGCCAGCAGCGGCACGTCGATCACGGCGCGTGGCGACTGGACCAACACCGATGTCATCTGTGGTGAGCCCTATGAGTTCCGCTATCGCTTCACCAAGTTCAAGATGACTCGCGAGATTGGCGGCGGGAAGGCCGCGGCCAATGCGATGCGAACGCAAGTCCGCACAGCAAAGCTTCGCTATCACGAGACTGGCTATTTCGAGATCCATGTCCTGCCTGAGTTCAGGACTGGCGGGACTTACGTCTACGACGGGACTGTTGCTGCCGTGCGTAACGCCACGATCGGCAAGCCAGCGCTGACTGACATGAACGAAGACAGTGTCCGTTTCTTTGAGGGAGTTTTCAGTATTCCGATTTACGGGCAAGGTGAGCAAATCTTCGTTGAAATTAAGAGCGACAAGCCGATCCCTTGTAAGTTCTCGACTTGCGAGTGGATTGCACTTGTGACATCTAGAGCGAGGGCTCTTCAATGAGATGGGCAAAGGCGACTGAGGAGCGCGTGTTGCGCGTTGGGATGAACCTCAGGGAGGAGGACAAGACCGAGGTTTGGCTTAGCCATCAGGCCACGCCAATGGAAGCGGTGATGGACAGCTGGGCGAATAGCGATCTTTGCCGGTGCATCGAGACGGGCGATGGCGTTCCTGTGGGGCTGACAGGGTTGAACGGGGACCGGATTTGGATGCTGGGGACCAGGGAATTGACCGCGACGAGGTCTCGACGTTTGCAGTTGTGCAAAGAAGGGCGAGGATGGGTTGAGCATTGTTTAGAGGCTGCTGGCATGGCTATCGGTAACGACGTTTATTCCAAGAACAAGGCGAGCATTCGCTGGCTCAAGCACTTGGGATTTACGGTCGCCCCGCCACGGCCAATGGGTCCCTCGGCTGCTCTGTTCTGTGAGTTCTGGAGGGAGTCCTGATGATTGTTATTTCCCCTCTGGTTGCAGGTTTAGCCACTGGCGGCCTGCAGGCTGGCCTCGGTTTGTTTGGCGCTACCGCCAAGCGGAATGCGCAACAGCAGCAATACCTGAATGACCTTGCCTTTCAAAATGCCAACAATCGTTTTTCGATTTGGCAGGCGGGGTTCAGCGCCAAGGTCCAAGACGCAAACAAGCAGTACGAGTTTTGGAAGGAGACGTTCAATTACAACCAGCAGCGGGCTTATTCAAATTCCCAGCGGAACGTTGAATTACTGCGTGCGGCTGATCAAGCAAAGGTCGTTGGCGAAACGAGGGCAGCAGCGGGGGCATCGTTTGTTCAGGACAGTCAGGCCCTGAGCGATCAGCTTCGAGAAGCGGAGATGGCTTCTGCTGTGGCTCAGCAGCAGTACACCTGGCGAGCGCTGTCTGCCAGGGCCTCAGTTCAGGCAATGAACATGGAGGGCAACAGTGTTGATCGGATCGTCAATAACTACGCCTTTCAGTTGGGAGACCAGCTGGCGTTAAAGGCGATTGAGTCCGACATCAGAGAAAGGCAATACACCCGAAGTCAGGCCGGCCAGGTCGCCGAGTACCTGAGCCAGTGGAACAGCCAGACCCTTTACCAGGAGCAGCAAGTGTTCGATCCAATTGCCCCGTTCGCGCCACTGCCCACGATGCTTACGCCACCACCACCGAGCAGGACAGGTGCGCCACCAAGCAATGCAGCGTTTGCGATGGACATTGGCTCAGCATTGCTGGGTGGTGTGAACCAAGGCTTCAGCACCTTCCAGGGGATGCAGGCGCTGAAGACGCCAAGTTCTTCGACGGGTCCAGGGACTGGCTCACCGTTTGGCAGCACATTCGGTCAAATGTTCGGCGACTACTCAGGTCTTGGAGGTGGTAACTGATGGAACGTCTGTTTAATAACCAGATCCAGCCTCAGGCTCAGCCGCTCAATTCGTTCATCAGGCCTCAGCAGTTCCAGCGTCCGAACGCATCGCAGCAGCCACTGCTTGGCGCTGTCAGCAAGATCGCGACGTTGCAGCAGGCAGGCACCAGCAGTGTTGCTGGGTTCAACCAGTTCGAGCAGGTTGCAAATGCTCTTGCCCCGTTAAGCAAGGATCTCGTTTCCTTGACTGACAAGGGCTTCAAGTATTACGCCAAGTCCAACATTGAGGCTGGCTATTACGAGGAGCTTGAGAACCAAAGGGTCAGGTCACAGCTGCAGGTTCAGCGAAACCAGGAACAGGGAGCTGCGGAAGCTGCTCAGGTCCAGACCCAGCTAGCGAAGACCGACCCGGTCGCTGAGTCGCTGTTCCGTGAGGCCAACCCGTGGAGAGCTGTTGGTCGCAGGCGTGCGTTAGCTCAGCTGGCTGCAGGTCAGGTGTCGGCTGTGCTGAATGCAGACCTTGCCAGGAACGCCGGCGAGTTAAGTCGCCTGGTGCCTGGAAGTCCTGAGCTGATGCAGCGAAAGCAGCAGCTGACGCAGAACGTTTATCAGCGCTTTGGACTGCAGGGCAATGAGCCTGAAGCGACTTTTTACGTCACGCCACAGGTCAATAAAAGTTGGGACCAATACACACAAAAGCAATCAGAGCTTTACACCGAGGAGCTGCATGAGTCTGCGGTCACTATTACTAATGCGCTGATTGCAGAGGGTGCTCTGCTTTGGGGACAGCAAGGCATTGAATTGCCAAGCGGTCAAAAGCTGAAGCCGGGCGACCCTGGCTTTGATGATGCTGCTGCCAGGCGACTGACGAATGACATTGACATAGCGCTTCGCCTGCTGGGAGGGAAGGACAAAGCAAAGGCTTGGGAGCGGATTCAAAAAACGCTTGGCTTTATTCGTGCCAACTACCCACACATGAGCACTCCGATTCAGCAGATTCGGACTGGGCCAGCCAACATGCCCTACGAAAAGCGTCCCATGTTTGGGAACAGCAATCCTGTCGAGTTGCAGGAGATGACGACCCAAGCAATCCAACAAAGGAACAACGCATATACGGCGCAACAGGGTGGCATTGAGGATCAGCTTGAACAGCTTTGGTTTGCACCAGATGGGCCTGGCTCTGTGATGGTTGACACCCCGGAGTTCCAAGAGCGCTTGGCAGAGCTTCAGGCAAAAGGGGCCAGCATGGGCTTTGGCGACATGCCGGGCTGGACTGCAAGAAAGGTCAATGAAGCAAGGTCTGCAGCAATGGCGACCTTCAACCCGTCATCGCTGACTGTTGGTGAGTTTGAGCAAGGCTTGATGAATCTGACGCCTGCTGATCTTCAGGGTGCCAATTTCGCCAAGGTGATTGCTGAGGCCAACAGAGTTGCTTCTTCCTTCCCGACTCAAGAGCAGCAGATCAAGAAGATGGAGGAATACAGCAAGCTTATTTATAGCCGCAGAGAGCAGCTTTCAAAAATGCCAACAGGCGCTGCGTTGCAAGGGAACTTGAGCCGCTTTGTTACTGAAGACCTTAAAGATCCCCAAATCGACAAGCTGCGGAATGGGGCGAAGTTTGATCCACTTAGCTTCGCGATTGCACAGGCAGCAGGCCAGACCACTGGTACAGCTCTAGGCGAGCAAAAGCGTTATCAAACCTATGCGAATGGGTTGAGGGGTTTGTATCAAACATGGATCGACAATGAGAGGCAAGCCTGGCTAAATGCCAATCCAGGCCGCACGCAGATACCGCAAGGCGAGTTAGCGGTACTGATGCGTGAGGCAGTTCAAAAGGCTCGTCAGACCCAGGAGTACAAAAACCTCAAGGCCGCGGCCCTCGGGCCCCAAAGCCAGTCCCAAAGCAACGCCCCCACCAGGCTCCCGACCCAGCCCGCAGGCGGCAATAACAGCAGCAACAACCCGAGCACTGGGCCGGTGCCGCAGGCTGCAGCGAACACGATCCCCAAAAACGTTGCGCGTCAATACGGCCAGCGTGCGGTGATGCAGCCGACGTGGATTAGGGCAGAGCTTGCACGCCTTGCAAACAACAGGCCTGTCACCAAAGACCTGTATGACCTGGCCAACAAAGCGGGCACATCAACTGACCGCTACCTGCTTGAGCAGCTGCGGTTCTACCCACAGCTGGATCCCACCGGGGAGAACAGAAAAGAGCTGCAGCGTCGAATCGATAGCACTCGCTCTTCGACAACACCAGCCTCTGCCAACTACGCCTATGCCGTGAATCCGCGGCCCGATAACTACAACCCACGAAGTCCAGGTGCCTGGCTTACGTCCATCTACTTCCCCGCACAACCTGCTTGATCAGCCATGCCCTTCGTAGTTCCGCAAATCAGTGACGATGAGCTGAATAACCTTCAGCCAATTTCGTATCGCGACCGTCAGCGTCAGGGGCCGCCTAACGCAATCACGGACGACTTCGGGAACAAGATTGATCCCAACGCAAAAATCTCTGGACCTGGTTTTTCAATCACGGCCAGAGAGTATTACGCGATGGACGCGACCCAGCGTCAGGCGTTAAAGAACAAAGGGCTTGAGGACCTGGCGGGACAGGTGCCGCTAATCCCAGGTCTCCAGCAAATGCCTGGCATTGGCCCGGTGTTTCAGCAGTTTGGGATCAAGTCCCCTACTGCGAAGCCGCTCGCTCAGTTCTTCAACGCAGTTGGATCTGAAGGCTTCACTGAAGGTCTTGTCACCGGACCGCTCAACGCTGTCAGCAATCTGGGTAACGCCGTTGGCGATGTGGTCCTTGGGAAAGACGTGGACACGTCTGACGCATGGGCGGTCACCGATGAGCAGGCCGCCAGGATCAACCCTGGCAGATACAGCATTAACCAGAACGATCCGTTCCAACGTGACACCCCGGCTGACGTGGCTGGTCGCCCCTTGGGTCGAGTGGCCGGTGCAGAAGTGCTGGGCACCATTACTGGCGCTGGCATTGCACGGCGGCTGACGCAGATCCCTCTTCTTGCCAGGGCGGGCAACGCACTGATGCAGACCAAGAGGGCGAGAGAGCTTGCGTTCCTGGCGCGACGTAGTCCTGACGCAGCAAGGAATCTGAACCTCGCCCGTGGTGCCGCTGAAACCCTCGGGTCAACGACCACAGCAGCGTTGTATATGGACCCCCTCAAGGAGGGGAACCTGCTTAACGCGGCAGACGACATCGTCATTGACCCGTCTAACAGGGACGGCATCCCTTTCGTTCGGGCCGTTCGTGATGACGAGACCGGACTTCGCCTTTCAGGTCGTGTTGATGCAGAGAACCAGAACTATCTCGAGGCACTGCGTGATCAAGTTCTTGTTGATGGACTGCTCGCACCGCTGACTGTTGTCGCCGGCATCGGATCGGTCGGCCCCCTTCGTAATGCCTTGGTCGGGACAAACCTGCCCAAGTCTTTAAACGATGTAGCCGAGACGGCGCTGGCTCCTTACGCACCATCACGTCAAGCATTACTCCCGCCTGCCCCTGCAAGGGATGTAGTCCCTGATGGCACACGCACTCTGCCCGGAGTCGTGAACTATGGCGATGACCAGGCCAACTGGCCAACCATTGGCGACCAAAGCTGGAGGCAACGTCAGACAGTCCCTGAAGATTCAGCAATTAGTCGTGCTCAGTCTTCCAACCTGCAGGTGCAGCAGGTCGAAGCTCAGCGCAGGCGGCTTGAGGACATGGGCCTTGAGGTCAGGACTGCTGATGGTCAATACGAACTGACGTTCCCTGACAGCGTCAGCCCTGAAGTGGCGCAGCAGATCAGGGCACTGCAGCGTGAGCGTTACGAGTTGATCAAGGCCAACTCTGGCGTCGAGGTCACGCCTGAAGTCGCAAAGCAATCGGACCAGATCGAGGCACAGATCCAAGCACTGCAGTCCGGTGGTGGGCAGGAGTTGATCCCTGGCCTTGAGGTCCCGGTGATTGAGCCGCGCCAATACGCAGACGCCCCTGACCCCCGTCCAGAACTGAGCACCTTCTTGGCTGAGCTGGATGAGCTAAGTGATCAGCAGCTGCGAGACATGTTGCCCAAGGTGAGCCGTGACGAGAAGTTGGCTCAGCGTCAGCAGCAGTTGAATGCCACGCAGCAGCAGGTTGCTGACCTCGAGCAGCAGCTGATTGAGATCCAGTCACGCATGGCTCTGCCTGAAGGATCAAAGAAGCGGCTGACGGCAACCGGCGCCAAGCGTCTGACCAACAAGATTCAGAAGCAGCTGGATGCCGCAAGGGTTGAGATGCAGCGACTGGAGGTTGACCCTGCCGCACCCGTGCTGGTGGGTGATCAGCTCTCCATGGATTTGTCCACCCCTCCGACCATGCGTCAGCTCGACGCCTTGGCGGAAGAAGCAGCACCCAACACGTTTGATCAGATCGACCAGCTGGTTGCAGACGGCAAGGCTGCGCTTGTTGACATGGAGTTTGACGAGCGACTGGGTGTCTTCCGTCCGGTGGGGGCAGAAATCAGCCAGGGCTATTCAAACGTTGCCGCCTACAAAGACGAATTGATGGGCTGGCCCCGTGATTTGCTGCGGAGGATGAATGCCCCGAATGAAGTCAGCGGCTCGGCTGACATTGCCGCGATCTTGAAAGCTCGCACCGGTCGTCGAGTCTGGTCCGCCAAGAAGGAGGACATCGTCGATGCCATGGTTGAGTTCGCCCAGCGTCAGGGCAAGTTCGCCCCACGTCTTGAGCAGCTCGACCTGGAACTGCAGCAGACGTTGAACCTCAACGTTGATCCACAGTTCCCTGGTGGCCGCGGCCTAAGCGGTGAAGCACGGGAAGACCTCAAGCGTCAGATTCTGCAGGCCGCAATTGATAACGGTGAGGTGCAGCCGGATGTCACTCCGATCCCTGCTCGGATCCCGAGCGCTGATTACAGCCAAGGCGAGTTGATTGATTCGCTGATGGCTGATGAGTCAGGGCAGATGGCTCTGGCATTCGCCAATGACGCCATGCCTGTCTACGACATCCCCACTCCTAAGAGCTTGGAGTTAAAGCTGGAGGAGATGCGGACTCGTTACGACTGGGCCGTGTTGGATAACGAGGCAAGGAAGGCTGCCAACGCTGCTTACTTAGAAGAGCAGGGATGGAACAACCTGACTTGGGAAGAGAAGAAGCGCATGGGATTGCTGGGCACTCAGTTCTCTATGCCAGGCGATCAAAACGCCAGGTCGTACACGGGTGTGCTCAGGGCAGAGACTCCTGGTTACAGCAAGTTCGCAGACCTTTCTGAGCAAGTGCTAACACCAGACGCGCCTGCACCCAAAGGGCGTGTCTTGAGGTGGTCGGCATTTGGCAATCTCAAGGAGGAACTTGCCAAGCGGCGTGACCAACTGCGTGCAACACGTAAGCCCAAGATTACTTCTGTCACGGCTGAACGTCGCGCTGAAGTTCGCAACCAGCAGAAGCTTGCTGCTCAAAAGCAAGAGCTTCAGGCCCGTTTAGAACAACTCAAAAAGCAAGCCGAGGAGGCAACCTGCAATGGCTGATTGTTCCAACCTTGACCAGCAAATCAAAAAGGCCGAGGCCGAGCTTGCTGCACTCGAAAAGCTAGAGCGGGCCCAGGCTGCTGGTGCTGCCCAGCGTGCCAAGAAGCCACCCAACACAGAGACGTTCCGCACGTTCTCAATGGTGGATGGCACGAAGCTTCGCCTTAATCCCATGGAGTTCTGGGATGAAGTCGAACGCTTGAACGTTGGCCGCGGCGAAGAAGCTATTCGTGAATTGGTTCAGGCCAACTTCGACAGCAAGGTCAAACCAAGGGGCAGCGAAGCGCTGAACATCAACTATGCAGAGATGCCATTCAACGAGGAGAACGTCAACATCCTCCTTGAGTTGATGGGTGAGCGCCGGCGGAACTCTCCGACCGGCAGGGACCTGATGACTCCTTTCACCAAGGAAGTTGCTGGTCAGCAGATGATGGCTGAGATCGGTCTTCGCGGAGGCAATGTTGAAGAGATCGCTCGCGGCATGTCCAAGAAGTACAAGGCGATTGATCGCCTGCCGATGAACATGGTGATGAGCAAGATGATGCGTCAGGACTCGACGCGTCATCTGGCAGACATGCTTGATGACTATGCCGAACTGCTTGGCACTGTTGGGATCACGCCACAACTGAAGGAGAACGTTGCGCGGGCTGCGCAATACGCCAACTTCTTTGAGCAGGTTGATGCGTTGATGTCCCGGCGTGTTGGCCAGGCGTTGAACGCAAGGCGGTTTTCT